GGTGGCCGGCTCGCTGGCGGACGGGCAGACCATCACCCCATCAGCGCCTGCCACGCAAGCCACCAGGGTGCTGCAGGCTGCAGCCGCGAACTTTGCCGGCGCCATCTGGCAAGAGGATGGCGCTGCATCCGTCACCATCGACGGCTCTTACACCGGGTCAACCACACAATGGGCTGTCACCGCATTCAGCGCCACAGGCCCCGATCCGGGCGCCACGCTTACCGGCTCCATCACCGGTGACGACGCATTGCCCGCCGGCGCGCTGGGCTTGCAGTCCAGCAGCGTCACCGGCAGCATCGTGCTGGACGCAACGCTGCCAACCGGGCAGGCCGAAGGCGTAGCTGGCAGCACGGTGCGCACCATGCCGTTCAGCCGCAATTCGGGCGCGCGCCCCGTCAGCTTGCCGGGCAACGCCATTGCCGTGCTGACCGACGACGCATCGCTGACGCGCATTGCAGGGGCCACCAGCCTGACCCTTGGGCTCGATGGCCGCCTAAGCTTCAGCGATGCCGCGCTGCCTGCACCAGGCACCAGCGTCATCGCGGTCACGCGTGAAGCCGACGGCCGCCTGGGCGTCGAGCGTTACCAGGTCGTGTCGGGCTGAGATCCACATGGCAGCGACCCACCGTTCCGACAACGCCTTGCTTGCCGGTTACCACCACAGTGGCGACCGCGGCCTGGGCGTGCTGGGCTCGCAGGTGCCCACCACGGGCAGCCACGGGCCCGGCATGCTGTTCGCCGGCCTGTCGCTTCCTGCAGAAGCTGGCGACGAATTCATGGTGCGCATCAGCAGCGTGCCCGCTGGCCTGACCCTGGTGGTCGAGGAAGACAGCTCGTTTGTGGCCAGTGGCGCGTCTGGCGTCTACGTTGGCCTGTATGAAGGCGTCAAGAACGGCGCCAGCTACGGCAGCAACACCTACACCATCACGCTGGGCCCCGGCCTGGCAGGGGTGGTGGACCTTGACGCGGCTCTGGTCAGCGGTGCGTTCGGCAACACCGGCGGGTCCAACATCAGCGGCGCGCTGGAGCTGGAAACCACGCTGGCCAGCGGTGCCTTCGGCATCGGCATTCAGGCCAGCCTGAGCGGCGTGGTCGGGCTTGACGCTGCTGTGGCCACTGGCGCTTTTGGCAACACCGGCGGGTCAAGCCTGGCTGGCGCGGTGGATCTTGGCGCGGCTCTGCCCAGCGGCCTCGTGAGCACTGCCGGCATGTCCAACCTGAGCGGGCTCATTCAACTTGGCGACGGCCTGCAAAGCGGGCGCCTGCTGGGCCTGCGTGTCCGTGGCGTGTTGTGGCCGGCGCGCGAGGAACGTAGCCTCCTGCGTGAAGGCTGGTAAAAAAATGTCTATCACCACCATTACACCTGCGGCGTTCGAGCCGTTGACCATTGAAGAAGCGCGTGCACAGTGCCGCTGTGGCGCCGAAGAAGACGTGCTGCTGGGCATCTACATCGCTGCTGCCCGCGAAGCGTGCGAAACCATCATCCGCCAGAACATCGTGCAGCGGCTGGTGGAGCAGACCGAAGACGGCTTCCCGGCGCAGGACGACCTGCAGCTGCGCGAAATGCCTGTGTATGCCGTGGCCCTGGTGGAGTACGCCGACGCCAACGGCACCACGCAAGCACTGCCCACAACCGCCTATGCGTTTGACCCATCGGGCCTGGCCGGTGGCCGCGCCTGGCTGTCGCCTGCCTTGGGCACTATCTGGCCCACCACGGAAAAGTCCACAGCGGCGGTGCGCGTGCAGTACGTCAGCGGCTTTGCGGCAACCCCCGAAGAAGTGCCGGCGGCCATCAAGCAGTGGCTGCTGATGACCGTGGCCCTGCTGTACGGCCAGCGCGAGTCCATGGACGCAGGCGGGCGCATGACCGAACTGCCCAGCCGCTTTGTGGACCGCATGCTGGACCGTTACGTGCAGTACAGCGTCTAAGGCAGCCAGCACCATGCAAGCCGCCGGCCAGTTCAACCAGCGCGTCGTGATCGAGGCGCCCACTGCCGCCCGTGACCCGCGTGGCCAGCGCTCAGCGGCAGCGCCCACCTGGTCGCCTGTGGCCACCGTGTGGGCCCACGTGCAGCCCCTGCGCGGGCGTGAGTACTTTGCAGCCGGCGCGATGCAAAGCGAAGCCAGCGTGCGCTTTCGCCTGCGCTGGCGCGATGGCATCACCGGCGCCATGCGCGTGGTGTGGCGCGGCGAGGCCTACGCCATCGTGGCGCCGCCGATGGACGTGGACGGTGGCTGCCACACGCTGGAGCTGATGTGTGCGGCTGGTGGGCGCGACAGCCGATGAGCAAGCCCCGCAGCCCCTGGCAGTTCCACTGCAAGCCCGCGGTCGCCAAGCCGGCTGTGCGCGCAACTCTTGACATTCAGTAAGGACCAAAAAATGGCACTTCTTGCAAACGCCCCGGGCGTCCCCTTCACCCCGATCGTCGGGCTGTTTTCAGCCGTCAGTGTGGGCGGCCCCGCAACGCTGCTGCGAAGGGGCGCGGCAGACGCGCCGCAGGCCATTGCAGATGTCATCGAACCCGGCAGGGCAGTGGACGTGAACAACTCTGTGGCCGGCCAGGTGTGGGAATTCGCAGCGGCGCCTGGCGTGACGGTTCGCGCTGACGGCACCCCAGCATAACCGCAGACTGCAATGGCAAATTTCGCAGTTCGCCAGGTGTTCGAGCCTGTGGTGCAGTCGCCTGTGCGCAGCCCGCTTGCGCCTGGGGTGGGCAGCATCTGGTCCGCCAGTTACCGCTTCGCCCTCGGCGTTCTCCCCGCAGCGATTGCAGTTCTAACGCGCGGCGGTGCTGCTACTCGGATCGGGCCGGCGGGGAATGTGGAGTATGGGGCGCATAACCTTGTATCGCACAGCGAAGCATTTGACAACGCAGCTTGGGCAAAGACCAACGCAACAGTAACGCCAAATCAGGAAACCGCACCGGACGGGGCGGTCACCGTTGACCGAATTGTCTTCACTACCGGAACAAAGCGTGTCGTCAATAACGCCCCTGCGCAGCAAGCAGCCGGGACAACAATTACACAGCGCATCTTTGCAAGGGGGGCAGTTGGTGGCGAGCAGATTCGCGTATTTGATGGGTGGACTTCCACCACACCTATCACACTGACTACAACGCTGACAGCTTACACCGTCAGTATGTCGGCGCAGGGCAGCTCGAACTCGTTTTTTATTGATTGCCTGACAGACAACGCAACCATATTTGTTTGGGGCGCGCAACTCAACATCGGCGCCCTCACCACCTACGTCCCCACAACCACCGCCGCCCGATTCCTCCCCCGCATCGAGCACAGCCCGGTGAGCCCATTTTCGGCTGTGGGGCTGCTGGTGGAGGGGCAGGCGACGAATCTTGCAGGAATGACAGAGGCGTTTGATAACGCGGAGTGGGTCAAGAACGCTGGGTCGGTGTCCGCGAATTCCGTTATTTCTCCACGGGGCGACCTGACAGCCGACAAGCAGATTGAAAACACAGCGAACACGACACACGAAATCAAGCAGGATCGGGTAACGACGGCGGCGCCATACGTTTTAAGCGTGTACTTGAAAGCGGCCGAACGCTCGTTTGTGATGCTGTATCACGGGACATCGAACGCAGCGCAAGTGTTCAACGTGTCAACAGGCACAGCAGTCGGCAATGCCGGTTTGGGATCGCCTGTGGCATTTGCAATCGAGAGCGTCGGTGGCGGCTGGTATAGGGCGCAGATCACGGTCAACGCAACAGCAGCAACAAACAATTTCCGCATTTACCCTCTCACTGATGCAACTACATACAACTACCTGGGTGACGGCACAAGCGGCTTCTATGTTTGGGGCGCCCAATTCGAAGCCGGCTCAGTCGCAACCTCCTATATCCCCAACCCCACCACCGGCTCGATGGTCCGTGTTGGCGACTTCGCTGGCGGCGGCCTCACTGGCGCAGCGCTGACGGACCTCATCACTCCGACAAGCCCGTTTACTCTGCGTTTCTGTTACCGCAAAGCCTATTCCCAGGCCAGCAACGAAACGCTGTTCGGCCTGTGCGCTGGTGCTACCGCTGGCGGCACGAATCAGTTGCAGCTTGTCACCAACGGCACGCAGGCGCGGTTGATCCACAGCGGCGGGAGCGGCGCCTTGACGGGCACGCTCACACACAACGGCACCACCACAAACGTGATTGCGGTGAGTGTTGATCCGACATGGGCGGGTCCACGCCTTGAGACAAACGGCGACTTTTCGAGCGCGGCTTGGTGGGGTCTGGACGGTGGGGTTTCGATCGCAGGTGGTGAGTGCGTTTTTGCTTCGGTTGCAAACAACACTGGCATCTACCGCTCTGTTTTCAATCAGCAAAACAAAACCATCCGTATCACCTACACCGTCAAGTCCGTCACTGCCGGTGGGTTCAGGTGGTACATCAATGGCACGTCTCTTACCGTCCGTTCAGCGCCAGGAACTTACAGCGAAGTGGTGACTGTTGCGGCACTGGATGCGGTGTTGATCCTGCGCGCAGTTGGAACAACATCGGGCGTTGTGGATGACGTGTCCATACACGAAGCCGGCGCCATGTCCATCAGCGTCAACGGCAGCACGGCAGTCGAAACAACAGGCATTGCATACACAGGCGCAGGAGTTACCGCGATGGTATTGGGTGCGCGCAATTCAGCCGGCACTGATCCAGCTGTGAGATT